CGCCTTGTTTTCCGATCCCCAAGCTGTGACTGTCTCAGGTTCTGCAAAGACCCTGAACAGGACCTCCTCCACTGAAAGTGGTGGGAAGTTTTCGACGGCTTCCCGCGACTATCTGATGAGCGTCGCTCACCAGTACGGTCGTCGGCACCGTCACACGGCTCGTCTTCAGTTCGATTCGCTTGTCGCGAATCCCCTGGTGTCGGGCCAGAACGTGAACCAGTCGATGACAGCTTTGCTGACCATCGACGTTCCGCCTGGTTACGACACCGCCACGGCGAAAGCGGTTGTGGATGGCTTCCTAGCCAACCTTTCCGCAACGTCGGGAGCCAACATCACCAGACTTATCGGTGGTGAAGGCTGATCTAGAAGGCATTGTCGGAAGCACAAGGCAAGGACTCACTTACCCCGAAAGGGGGTGTGATGAAAAGCCTCATGCTTCTCTGGAGGGATGTCGCCCAAGATCTGGGCGACAGATGCGCCGCTAGCACCACTCGTGACATTGATACCGTCACGAGACGTGTCGAACATGAAGGCATATCGTTTCTAACGATAGCCCTACCTGATTTTGGACGGGACTTCGATGAAGCCATCGACCAGGGTAAGGTAGCTCACGCCCACTTCGCCGGTTTTAGGCGAAGGGGAGGTCTCCCCCGATTTCTCGGAGGTTTCCTTGAGCTTGTGTTCGACCGTTTGACAGGTGTTCTCCTGGCTAATCCATCTTCCGCGGCAGTTCAGGCAGTGCGTCAGCTGACGCGCCTGTTCTCTAAAGTCTCCCTCAAGTGTTCAACTACAACAGAGAGCCGCTTACGATGAATACGTCAGAATTGACGCTGAAATGGAAGAAGTCGAGCAAGCGTGGTCGTCGACATCAATCGCCGACTTTAAACGCCTGGCTCGCCTCCTCTTTGGCCGTACCCTCAGTGGCATGGATAACCTTCATGCTACCGGGGCTCTCGTTCCAAAGCACGGACCTGGGGCTACAGCAGACAGACTCCGCGGAAACGCGAAGTTTGCACTGTCTGAATGGACCCAGCGTCTTGAGTCCGGAGGGTTCCACTCTGTGGATTACCTCCTGCCTAACCAAAAGTATTGGCGAGGACTCGATCGTGTCCGTTTTGCGGGGCCTGGGGACGAGCGACCCTGTAGGGTCGTAGGCGTCCCCAAGACGCTGAAGACACCACGCATCATTGCAATTGAGCCCACGTGCATGCAATATGCACAACAGGCCGTAGCAGAACCGTTGATTCAGATGCTCGAGAGTGATCCACTCTCGGGCAGCTTTGTTGGTTTTACCCAACAGGAGCCAAATAGAGATTTGGCCCGTCGCGGTTCCTTTGATGGCTCGTTGGCAACGCTAGATCTTAGCGAAGCCTC